TGTGCTTCGTACAGTTCTTGACTTAGTTCATCAGCAATAAAGTTATATAGTAAAGATGATTTACTATCTAAAGAAATTTTTATTGGATCTAAATGAATAGTGTCTGGTAAATAAGGAGCCACATCTAAATCTGTTTGAACTTTTCTAACAGAAATCGTTTTCATTTTTTCATGGAATATGTTTAAGTTTCTATATCTTTGAACACCTCCAAAATGATTTCTAACAATAAAAGTTTGATCAAATAAATCAAATCTTCCAAGTAATTTTGGATCTACAAATTGCATAATGCTATATAACTCTTCTGGTTTACCATTTTCAATTGGTGTACCAGTAAGAGCAAACCTAATAGGAACATCTGCTGATAGTTTTTTAACAGCCTTTGAACGTTTAGATCTAAATCCTTTGATTGCTGTGGCTTCATCGCATACCACCGCTCCCCAATCTTCATCTTTAATAGAGTCCCAATCGTTAACAACGGTTTCATAATTGCAAATAATATAATCTGGAGATCGTACTCCGCTAAGTTCTCTATCCCAACTAATCAACCTAGTATTTTTTGATCCATCTATAACTGCGGTTCTTGCATCAGAAAACTTTTGAATTTCTTTTTCCCATTGATACTTTAAACTAGATAAAGCAATTACTAAAATAGGTTTAGTTAACTCTCCTTTTTCTTTTAATTTTTCTAAGGCTGCAATAGTCATACATGTTTTTCCTAAACCCATTTCATAAGCAACAAGCATCTTTTTACTATTCACCATTTTGTCTACTGCCTCTGGTTGATAAGGTTTCAAAATTCCTTTAAACATTATCTATTGGCGTTGGGGCAGTTGCTAATGCACCGCACAAAGCACACTCCATATCTAACATATACAAAGATATTTCTCCATCTTCAAACATTGCTTTTACATTCCACAATAAAGATCCGCAAATACAAACTTCTAGTGGCTGATCTTTATCTCTGAGGTCCATCATAGGTAAGCCGCTTTTCCTAAAATAGATGTTCTTGCAGTTTGTATTCCACGTTCAATTTCTTCTTCAGTCATATCTCCGACATCTTTAACATCAATGTTTGTGTAATTAAAATATGAAAGTTCCATTCCATACTTTCTAGAGAAACCTCGCATCTGTTCGTTAGCAACGTGGCCAGCCTTATCATTATCAAGTGCCGCTATAACTTTAGAAACACGGCGCATAATTTTTGCTTGATCTTCACTTATGATTGCACCAAAAGTTGAAATTGCATTGTGGCCTAATCCAGTAAGACGAACTGCATCTAATGGAGATTCAACAATAAGTAATTCTTTTTTTGAATTCATTATTTGAATTCCAAAAACAGTTTTAGATTTTTTTACACCCACTGGTTGATTCTTAAAGAACCGACCACGGGCTCCTTTCTCTTGCCATCCCCACAGCGTTCCATTGTCTGGATCTCTGATAGGTAAAATCCATGCTTCATTTTTTATATCCCATTTAACTCCATGAACATCTACTGACTCTCGTTTTAAAAATCTTTTCTTTAGTTCTATATCTGGTGCGTCTGTGTACACAGCAAGTCGAGCCTCTGACATAGGTATCTGTTCTGGTTCTGCCTGTACATATTGAGGTAACTCTTTAATACGTTTCATTAAAGAATCAATTGGCATATCTTCTTTATCGTTTACATAATCACGAGCATCATGATAATTAATTCCTTTAATGTCAGAAACTAATGTATAAATGTTTCCTTTATAACCGCAAGAAAAACATATGTGTGCACCAGACTCAGAGTTAATCCACCAAGATGGGTGATGATCTTCTTTTCCTGTTCGGGTTTTATGCATGGGACAAAGACCGTTTACCTCTGCTCCACGTTGAGCAAACAGTTGTAACTCTAAAGAAATTAACACACGTTCTACATCTATCACACTCTGCTCCAGTCGGTGCAGAACTTACATTTCAACATCTGTTCTTCATCGTGGAAACAACCAGTTTCCCAACGCCAAGTTAAAGCAGTTTCACTTGGACCACAGTTACGGCTTGCAACAATCTTTAATAATCTAATATCTTCATCTTCTTCTACTGGTTCAAGACCAAGTATTACATCCGAGTCTTGGAAAAATGAAGAAGAATAACCAATTGAATCTGCAGTAACTTTTCCAGCACGCATTTTCCATAGAAGAGTTTGTGTAGTAATAATTACTGGTTTATTTATCTTTTGTGCAAGTCTCTTTAAGGCACGGGTAACATTTGTAATGGCTTGCGGTGTATTCATTTCACCACTTATTTCATCAAGCATTAAATAAACACCATCAACAAAAACAATATCTGGTTTTGTTTGTTCAATTTTGGCTGCTAATGCGGAAACAGTAATTCCGTTTACTGCATCTATTAAATGGAAAGATCTTTCATTTTCCATAGCATTCAAAATATCTACATAACGATCTTCTTCTGTTGGTAATAATTTTCCTCTACGTAAACGTCCGTGAGAAATATTTGCTCGCATAGCATCGTGACGTTGTTGTTGTTCATGGTTATTCATCTCAAAAGATTGAAACATTGGGACGTAGCCTTGCTGATGAACATTAATTGCCATCTTTAATGCAATTTGAGACTTACCAGTTTTAGGTGGAGCAATGATTGTAATTAATTGTCCGCCTTGTAATCCAGCAGTTGCTTCATCAATTTTTGTAAAACCAGTTGGTATTCCTAAAAATTCTTGATTTTGTAATGCTTTGTATTCTTTATACCGTTCTTCAGTATTTTTTGTTAAATCTAATTCGTGAATTCCAAGTATGCCTTGCTCATTAACTTTGGCAATAGTTGCTTCCATTGCAATTAAAGCAGCATCGTGATTGTTTCCTTGAAGTTGTTCAATTGCTGTTTCTAAACCTTGACGAGTAAGTAGTCGACGACGGAAATCAACCATCGTGTCTAATAAATAATCTACTGTGTCTTCTACATCTAATACTTTAAAGTTTGGATAATGATCTTTAACAGTTACTGCTGTAGGTACTTCGCTGTAATCTGCATAATGTTTACGAACAAAAGCCCAGACTCTTTTATTATCATCGTCTAAAAACCATGCATCATTTACACCTCGTTGTAACGCAGGGATAATGTCTCGGTCTCGTATTACTTTACTTACTAAACGGTGTTCGTTATCCGCCGCCATTTTGCTCCCCTCTTACAAGTTCTTTAGTTCTACTCCTGCTGATCCGTATCTTGCTACCCTACCTGGTATATCTACTATGCCTCGAAGATTAGCACGGTATGGAAGTTTCCTTACTAACTCAGATGGATCAGCGTATAACTGCCAATAGTTAAATGGATTAACAACTTCTCGTTCTAATTTTTCAAAGGCTTTTTCTAATAACTCTTCACTCCAACCTAACTCTGCGTAACCAGCCAATTCAAGTGAGATGCCGTAGTCATTAGATAATTTCCAGAGTTTATGCGCTCCCTCTAACTGTATGTCTCCTAATTTATATTTAACTTTTGTTGTAAAAAGTTTTCCAGTTATTTCTTCAACTAAATTAATTACTACATCTGTTACACAAATGACTTGCGGAGAGGAGACGTTTGATATGTCTCCATTTTTCATAGTACCTCGACTTTAGCATACTTAATAACAAACTCACGAAACTTCACTGGATCGTCGTTTGCTTCCATTGCCAACTCTTCTGGCACTTCACTTGGAACTAAAATTGAGTAGTTACCATTGTTCATACGCATTTTATTATTGATAAAGTTTATGTGTTTGCAATTAAGCGTCTTCTTCCAGACGGGGCAGTTACACCTAATGCGTTTTGTTTTAGTATCGACCTCAACCTCAAAGACGCCTGCAGCCTGAGAAGAAATAAACAATTGAACAGTCCTCCATGGGCTCTCCATGCTCATTCCCTTCATTGTGCGGCTCGCAAATCTGCTCCGACTATTGGAACTCTAACAAAGGCTTCATGGGCAAAACTTGCCATTGCTTCTTTGTACTCTGCTTCCCAATTCTCTAACCGAACATTTGTGGTAACGATAGTTGGTAGAGCCTTGTCGTATCTAAGTCTAAGTATCTCATCGAATGAGGTGTCATCGTACTTTGAACCGTATTCTTTTCCTAAATCATCAATTACAAGGATACGCACATTTAACCAATCAAATTTAGATCTGCCATGGAATCCATCAATTTCATATACAGCCTGTTTTTTATCATCAAAGTCTGCATCAAAAGTAGATTTTTTCTTTGACAAAAATTCTGGATATGTCATGTAATAAATCGGTCTGGCATTAATACCAAAGTCAGAAGCACTTAAGCCTAAAA